ACTATCTCTGATTCTCAAACGATCTCAGCCAAAACAGGGGGAGGGGTCAACATTAACAGAATCAGAGATAGTAGATGATTTTGACGAATAGGCCCCCCTTTGTTTCTGTACGAGAAAGGGTGGGGGTATATATTTTTGTTAAAGTTAAAAAACTGAAGGAACTATAACAATGTTAAAGTTTGATGGGTTTGACTATGCTCTTATGGGGCAAGCTGATATGTGGGTTCCTAATGGAGGTGGTGCGGCTTTGGTTACTAAGGCTATATATGATGGGGAGAGAATGGTAAAGACGTTGATGAAGCAAATGACTGAAGAAGAGGCGCGCGAGTTCATTTCATTTGCTATCGAAGGCAAGTACCTAGGTATAGAGACGCCCGTCATCTATTGGCCAACTTTAACAGGTGTTAAAGTTGTTATATCCTAAAGAGCCTTATTTGGTAAAGAAGAAGGAGTACCTTATGACTGAGAAGCAGCGGACGGTTTTTCTTGTGATAGATGAGTACTGGAAGAACTTTGGGTATGGGCCGTCTATAGATGACATCATGTACCAGACTGGGGATAAGGGTCGGGGTAATGTTCATAGGGTGGTAAAAAAGCTTTGTGATCTTGGGATTTGTAAGCGGGTGAGTAAGAGCGCCCGCAGTGTTCGGCCTAGTTATTTGTCGATGCGCAACATATGAATATTGACGCTATCAGTCGTGCGATAGAGCTTTTGCCTGTTAATGAGCAGGAGGCTTTCTTTGACGAGCTTGATGAGTACCGGGCATCTTTAGCCAGGGAAGAGGCGCAGGCGGACTTCTTGAAGTTTGTTCACTCAATGTGGCCGGGGTTTATTAATGGCAGACACCATAAGGTGATGGCTAGGAAGTTTGAGGACATTGCGTCGGGAAAGATTAAGCGACTGATCATCAACATGCCACCCCGGCATACGAAGTCAGAGTTTGCCAGCTACATGCTACCGGCTTGGTTCCTAGGTAAATACCCTAACAAAAAGATCATCCAGACTTCTAATACGGCTGAGCTTGCAGTAGGGTTTGGGCGTAAGGTAAGGAACCTTGTAGGCAGTGAACAGTACGCCAAGATCTTTCCCAATGTTAATCTTAGGCAAGACAGTAAGGCGGCCGGCCGTTGGTCTACTAATAAGGACGGGGAGTATTTTGCTATCGGTGTAGGGGGAACGGTGACGGGTAAGGGTGCGGATCTACTTATTATTGATGACCCTCACTCTGAGCAAGAGGCTGCTATAGCCGCCGGAGATCCTTCTGTCTTTGATAAAGTATACGAGTGGTACACATCTGGACCTAGGCAGCGTCTACAGCCCGGAGGATCTATCGTAGTAGTTATGACCCGCTGGGCCAAGAGGGACCTGACGGGGAGAATCCTCCAATCCTCTATTGAGAAAGACGGGAACGACGAGTGGGAGGTAATCGACTTCCCCGCGATACTGCCCAGCGACAAACCTTTATGGCCTGAATTCTGGAGCCTTGAAGAACTCGAAGCTCTACGCTCAGAACTGCCAGTCTCAAAATGGAACGCCCAGTATCAACAAAGCCCAACCTCAGAACAAGGAGCGATTGTTAAGAGGGAGTGGTGGAAGGAATGGACAGCAGAGGACCCGCCTAGGTGTGAGTTCATTATCCAAAGCTGGGATACTGCATTCTTAAAGACAGAGCGGTCCGACTATTCGGCTTGTACTACCTGGGGTGTTTTCTATATTAACGAGAACCCTAACGACGCCAATATTATTTTGCTGGATTCTTTTAAGCGCCGGATGGAGTTTCCAGAGCTAAAGGAAAAAGCGTTTAACCACTATAAGCAGTGGGAGCCTGATGCGTTTGTAGTTGAGGCCAAGGCTTCAGGAGCGCCGCTAATCTTTGAATTAAGAGCGATGGGGATCCCCGTCCAAGAGTTTACGCCCAGCAGGGGTAATGATAAGATGGTGAGGATTAACTCTGTAGCTGATCTGTTTGCTAGTGGAAAGGTCTGGGCTCCGTCTACAAGATGGGCCGACGAGCTAATAGAAGAGATGGCCGCTTTCCCTAATGCAGAGAATGATGACTTGGTTGACTCCGCTACCCAGGCATTAATCAGGTTCAGGAAGGGCGGCTTTATTCGTTTGCAGACAGATGAGCAAGACGAGATCCGCGCTTTCAGGCGCAAGACATCTTATTACTAAGGATTGATATGTCCATTGAAAAATCACTTTACGCTGCTCCTATGGGCATTGAGTCACTGGCTGAACCAGACATTGAAATTGAGATTGAAGATCCAGAGGCAGTAACTATCAAGACTGGTGATGTTGAGATTCAAATAGGGAGCGTTGAAGATGACTTTGAAGCTAACCTTGTTGAGCATCTACCTGACGATGTTGTTGCTGAACTTGTCTCTGACTTGCTTAGTGATTTTGACGATGACATTAACTCTCGTAAAGACTGGATGCAGACTTACGTCGATGGCCTTGAACTTCTGGGAATGAAGATTGAGGAGCGGGCTGATCCTTGGATTGGAGCTTGTGGGGTTTACCATCCTCTACTGTCTGAGGCGGTAGTCAAGTTCCAGGCCGAGATAATGATGAGTACCTTCCCGGCTGCCGGCCCTGTTAAGACTCAGATTATCGGCAAGGAAACTCCAGAAAAGAAGCAAGCTGCTACTCGCGTGGCTGCTGATATGAATTATGAGCTGACGGACGTAATGACAGAGTTCCGCCCTGAGCATGAGCGCATGTTGTGGGGCTTGGGACTGGCTGGTAATGCCTTCAAGAAGGTGTATTTTGACCCAAGCTTAGACCGCCAGACATCTATTTTTGTTACGGCTGAAGACCTTGTGGTCCCTTACGGCGCATCGGACCTGCAAACGTCCCCTCGCGTTACACACATCATGCGTAAAACTGAAAATGAACTGCGCAAACTACAAGTTGCCGGCTTTTATGCTGACATAGATCTGGGTGAGCCAGATAATAACTTGGATGAAATAGAGAAAAAGATCGCCGAGAAGATGGGATTTCGCGCTCAGTCGGATGATCGCTACAAAATCCTTGAGATGAACGTAAATTTGGACCTTGAAGGGTATGAAGATACGGACAAACACGGGGAAGAGACTGGAATTGCCTTACCTTATATCGTTACGATTGAAAAAGGCAGCAATAAATGTCTGGCTATCCGTCGTAATTGGGAAAAAGACGATAAGTTAAAGACAAAGCGCCAGCATTTTGTCCATTACGGCTATGTTCCTGGCTTTGGTTTCTACTGTTTTGGTCTTATCCACCTAGTAGGGGCGTTTGCAAAGTCTGGAACTTCCATTCTTCGCCAATTAGTGGACGCCGGCACGCTTGCAAACTTACCTGGAGGCTTTAAAACTCGCGGCCTTCGTGTAAAGGGCGACGATACACCTATCGGACCAGCTGAGTGGAGGGATGTTGACGTACCCAGCGGGACTATTGCAGAGAACATTATGGCTCTTCCTTACAAGGAACCAAGCCAAGTGCTGGCAATGCTGCTTGACAAGATCGTAGATGAGGGCCGTAAGTTTGCGTCCGCTGCTGATATACAAGTTGCGGATATGTCAGCCAACTCTCCCGTTGGTACTACCCTAGCTATCCTTGAGCGCACGCTAAAAGTAATGACTGCCGTCCAGGCGCGTATTCATTACTCGTTCAAACAAGAGTTAGGGCTGCTGCGCGACATCATCCGCGATTACACGCCGGCTGAATACGACTATGAGCCAGAAGAAGGATCTCCTAAGGCCAAGAGGTCTGACTATGACCTGGTTGCAGTTATCCCTGTCTCTGATCCAAACGCCGCAACGATGGCGCAAAAGATTGTGCAGTATCAGGCTGTCATTCAATTGGCTCAGCAAGCTCCACAGATCTATGACCTACCGCAGCTTCATCGGCAGATGCTAGATGTGCTAGGGATTAAGAACGCAGAGAAGCTAGTTCCTCTTCCTGATGATGAGATGCCTGTTGATCCTATTAGTGAGAACATGAATGCTTTGAATGGAAAACCCCTCAAGGCGTTTATTACTCAGGACCAGCAGGCGCATATTGCAGCGCACCAAATGTTCATGCAAGATCCTCTTGTGATGAAGACTATTGGCCAGAATCCTCAAGCCAATATGATCATGGCTGCATTGCAATCTCACATTGCAGATCACCTTGGCTTCCACTATCGCACAATGATAGAAAAGCAAATGGGCGTACCAATGCCCCCGCCTAATGAGCATCTGCCTGATGATGTTGAAGTCCAACTATCACGGCTGGTTGCCCAAGCAAGCGCACAAGTTATGCAGGCCAATACTGCTGAAGCACAACAAGCCCAAAACCAACAGATGGCCCAAGATCCTCTTGTACAAATCCAACAGCAAGAGATGCAAATTAAGGGTGCTGAGCAACAACGCAAACAGCAGAAAGATCAAACTGATGCACAGTTAAAAGCTGCCCAGCAACAGATTGAACGTGAGCGTATCCAAACGCAAAAACAAATTGATATGACCAGGATTCAAACTGATTATGTTAAATCCAAAGAAGAATTGGACGCTCATAATAAATTAGAGCAGCAGCGAATGATAAGTAACATTATTGGACGTAAACAATGATTGAAAACTATCTACAACATCTATCTAAAAAGATAGATGACAAAGTATCCCAACTCCAAGAAGCTCTAGCGGATGGCAACGCTGGGGATTATGCGGAGTACAAGAAGGCGTGTGGCGAGGTTAAAGGTCTGCTTACTGCGCGCTTATTTATCTCAGACCTACAGGAAAGATTAAAAACCCATGACGATGAGTGAAGGAAATGTAGATTTAATTAAGGCCGTAGACTTGTCTCAGATACTGAACAAGGGCGCGGAACAAAAAGCCAAGCAGCTACCAAAGCCGTCTGGCTACCGCATTTTGTGCGCAATTCCAGAAGTGGAAAAAGAATACGAAAGTGAACTTGGATTACTTAAATCCGATGAAGCCATTCGTAACGAAGAGCTATTAACAACGGTATTGTTCGTTGTGGACTTAGGACCGGACTGCTATAAAGATGCAACCCGATTCCCCTCTGGCCCATACTGCAAAGCAGGCGACTTTATCTTAGTTAGACCACACGCAGGAACCCGGCTAATCATTCACGGCAAAGAGTTTCGTGTAATTAACGATGACTCAGTCGAGGGTGTAGTTGAAGATCCACGCGGTATCCGCCGCAAATAAGGAGCCAATATGTCTGATTACAAATTTCCTGATGAGCAGGATGACCCAAAAGATCTTGACGACAAAATTATCGTTGAGGTAGAAGATAAAACTCCTGATGAAGATCGTAATAAAACACCGCTACCTGAGAAGATTAAGGAAGATCTTTATAACGATGAGTTAGAGGATTACTCTACCAAAGTTAAAAAGAAACTTCTTCAAATGAAGAAGCTTGCGCATGATGAGCGCAGAGAAAAAGAAACGGCTGTGCGTGAGCAAAACGAAGCTGTGGAATTTGCTAAAAAGTTAATGGATGAGAATAAAAGGCTCAAGTCCAACCTAAATAGCAGCGAAAAAAATGTTCTTCTTTCAGTTACTAAAACTGTTGAGATGGAGCTTGATCAGGCCAAGAAAGCCTATCGGGAAGCCTATGACTCAGGCGATACTGATAAGGTAATGGAAGCCCAGGAGCGTCTTACGGAAGCAACATTAAAAATTGATAAAGTAAGAAATTTCCGTCCTCAGCCTACTGAAGACGAAGAAACTGTGGTACAAACGCCTCAACCCCGTACTCAAGAGGCTCCAAAAGATCCCTCTGCGGTTGCTTGGCAACAAGAAAACCCTTGGTTTGGGGAAGATGAGGAAATGACTAGCTTGGCTCTGGGTCTTCATGAGAAGATGCGGCGCGAGGGAGTTAGGATATCATCGCAAGAGTATTACAATCGGCTAAATACTACAATCCGTAAGCGCTTCCCAGAGAGATTTGAGAGCGAAGAGGAACAAGATGACCGGCCCAGCCGGAAAAGCTCGGTGGTTGCACCAGCTACACGGACTACGTCCGCAAAACGAGTTAGGTTAACCACTGGTGAACTTAATTTGGCAAAGAAGTTTAACTTAACACCGGAGCAATTTGCTGCCGAAAAAATTAAATTGGAGGCCGCAAATGGCTGAAAACAGAAAACCGCGTGAGCTTGAGGAACGACTGATGACTGAGCGCCCAAAGCAGTGGGCTCCAGCTGAATTACTTCCTGAACCAGACAAGCAACCTGGGTACAAATATCGTTGGGTGCGTGTTTCAACTTTGAATCAAGCAGATCCCCGTAATCTCTCGGCCAAACTCCGTGAGCATTGGGAGCCTGTTCCAATCGAAGAGCAACCCAGATTTAAACTGTTAGCTGATCCAACAAGTCGATACAAAGACAACATTGAGATTGGCGGATTATTGCTTTGCAAGACTCCTGAGGAATTTGTTGAACAACGTAATAATTACTTTGCACAACAAAATGTAGCTCAAATGGAGGCTGTAGACAATACTCTTATGCGTCAAAGCGATGCGCGGATGCCTCTCTTTAGGGAGAGTAAATCTTCAAGTAGCTTTGGAAAAGGTATTTAATTTTTAGGAGTCCTTAAATGGCTTATCCAACTGTCTCGGCAGCTTACGGTTACAAACCCGTAAACCTGATCGGCGGTCAGGTGTTTGCTGGATCTACCCGGAACCTTCCGGTCCAGTATAACTACGGTACCGCTATGTACTATGGTGACTTAGTCACTCTTTCGGCTGGTTATGTTGTGATTGCAACTTACCCTGTTAGCACAACCAACACTACTGTTGGCGTGTTCCTGGGCTGCTATTACACCAACCCAACCACTAAGCAACGTCAATATGCTCAGTACTATCCAGGCAACGTGCTTGCTGGTGATATTACTGCAATTATTGGTGATGATCCTGATGTAGTTATCCGTTGTGCGGTTACTACTGGCGCTTCTGCTACTACCATTGGCTCGGCTTCGTCGATCCTGGTTGGCGTGAACATGGCTGGTAATACCCTGACTGGTTCTGCTTCCACTGGTAACGGTTCAGGCGCTGTTGTTGCAGCTTCGGCTACGACTTCTGGCGGCGGTTTCCGTGTCCTCAATCTGGTTCCTGATACCCAAATTAGCACCTCCTGCACTTATGTGTCTGGCGGCGCTGCTTCGGCAACTTCGGTTGTTGTATCTGGCCTGACTGTTGGACAAGTACTGCCTGTTGGTACTGATGTGTTTAACTTGGTAAATGGTCAACTGCAATTTACTGGCTCTACGCTAAGTTCTGCATCGACTGTAACTACCACTGGTAGCACGACCCTGACCATTACTTCGGTTACTACCGCAGTTGCTGGCACCGTTGTGTTGGTTCAAAGCCCTGAAGTTCTGGTTAAACTGAACTTTGGCGCTCATCGCTACTATGTAGCATAAGGAGTAACTTAAAATGGCTATTTCACGCGCACAGCTACTTAAAGAGTTGCTCCCTGGGCTTAACGCCTTGTTTGGTCTGCAGTATAAAACCTACGATCAAGAACACACTGAAATCTACGAAACCGAGACTTCTGAGCGTTCTTTTGAAGAGGAAACAAAACTGTCTGGCTTTTCTGCTGCACCTGTTAAGAACGAGGGCTCTGCCATCGCTTATGACAATGCTCAAGAAGCTTGGACCGCCCGCTACAACCACGAAACCATTGCTTTGGGCTTCTCCCTGACGGAAGAGGCAATTGAAGACAATCTGTATGACAGCTTGTCCGCTCGTTACACCAAAGGTCTGGCTCGTGCTATGGCATACACCAAGCAGGTTAAAGCTGCTGCTGTGTTGAATAACGGCTTCTCGTCTGCCTACCCAGGTGGCGATGGCGTATCGTTGTTTAACAGCGCTCACCCTCTGGTGTCTGGTGCTACCAACAGCAACGTTCCTGCTACCGCAGCTGACTTGAATGAGACTTCGTTGGAAAACGCAGTTATTCAAATCTCTCTGTGGACTGATGAGCGTGGTTTGTTAATCGCTGCTAAGCCAAAGAAGCTGATTGTTCCTCCGGCTCTGCAATTCGTTGCCACCCGTCTGTTGGAAACCGAACTCCGCGTCGGCACCACTGACAATGATGTCAACGCTTTGAAGAACAACGGTTCGATCCCTGGCGGCTACACGAAGAACCACTTCTTGACCGACACGAACGGCTGGTATTTGACCACTGACGTTCCTAACGGCATGAAGCACTTTGTTCGTACTCCTCTGTCCACTGGTATGGACGGCGACTTTGATACCGGCAACGTCCGTTACAAAGCTCGTGAGCGTTACAGCTTCGGCTGGTCCGATCCTCTGGGTATGTACGCCTCCGCAGGCGCTTCCTAAACCTTAGGGTTTGTTAAAGAGGGCTCCTTCGGGGGCCCTTTTTATTTGCACACTTGTTTAAAACTGTGATATATTGCAGCTAATCCGGGCTTTCCGGTGCATCAAACAGTCCCGGCTGACGACATACCGATTGATGCACTTTACTTGTATGTTAAGGAATTTATCATGGGATTCGCAACTCACCTTGGCCCTTGGCTGCTCGGAACTGTTAAAAACACCACCGGCACTACCGTTGGTTCCATCCGCAATACTGGCGCAACGCTGGTATCTCAAACCTTCAAGAAAGACTACACTGGTCAGGCAGCTTCTGCTACCACTGATACCATTTGTGTAATCCCTGCTGGCGCGCAAATTGTCAGTATTTTTATTGATACCTTGGTTGCATTTACTGGATCTACCGCAGCTAACTTGACGCTGGGTGATGGCACTACTGCCGCCTTGTACTGGGCATCCACCGACATCACTTCCCAAGGCCGTTTAGCCAATACCAATGCGGCTTCCAAACTGGTTAACTGGGCTGGTGCTGCTACTACTGCATCTCCTAATGGCGCAGGCGTTGGCTCTACCGATGTTAAGGTTATTGCTACATTGACTCCTACAGTTGCTGCTGTTACCGCTGGCACTGTTCAGTACACTATTGTGTATGCTGTAGCCAACTCTGATGGCTCGCAAGTTCCTGCCTCTGCTTAATTAATCTCAGGGGCTTCGGCCCCTGCTTTATAGGAGATTGATTATGATGCAGACAGACGTTAAAAGCGCCCACCTGAGTGCAGCAGGTTCTTATTATGTAGGACGTACACGCCTTAAAGGTTTTATTGTTAGCCCCCAAGCAAGCACAGCCGCAACATTTGAAATTAGAGATGGCGGTTCTTCTGCTCCTGTTCTTTATACTATGGATATAGCAAGCCTTGGGACGCCAAATACTTTTTCTGTATTTGTCCCCGGTGAGGGTATTTTGGCATCTACTGGGCTGTATCTAACATTAAGTGTTGGTTCTGTTACAGGAATTACGGTGTTCTATGGCTAAGAAAGCTCCATCCCTTGCAGTAGGTCGCGGCGAGAAGCTGCCGGTCTCCAAAGGGGCTGGGCTTACTGCCAAAGGTAGGGCCAAGTACAACGCAGCTACAGGGTCTAATCTGAAGGCTCCGCAGCCAGAAGGCGGCCCTCGCAAGAAATCATTCTGCGCCCGTATGTCTGGTATGCCAGGACCAATGAAAGATGAAAAAGGCAAGCCTACCCGTAAGGCTGCTTCACTAGCTAGATGGAAATGCTGATATGGAAGATGCAATACAAACTGCCCGTGAACTAGCTACCCATGCTTCTGACATTGCGCATCTGCAATCAGATATGGACAAGATGGCTGCGGACATAAATGATATTAAGAAAATGCTTGTTGACATTGATAAAACTCTGTCCGAAGCCAAAGGTGGCTGGAAAATGCTTCTAGCAGTTGGGGGAGTCGCCGGGGCTATTGGCGCAGGGGTTATGCAAGTACTACATTGGTGGAATAAATAATGCCGTCCAGTAGCAAGAAACAACACAATTTCATGGAAGCGATAGCTCACTCGCCATCGTTTGCTAAGAAAGTAGGAGTCCCTCAAAAAGTAGGGCAAGATTTTGCAAACGCGGATAAAGGCCGCAAATTTTCTAAAGGTGGTGATACTATGGCTACAAAAATGGATCCTCGTGTTTTACAAATGATGATGGCTCGTAAACGTGCTGCTATGGCCCCTATGGCTGCTCCTATGGCTGGCGGCATGAAAAAAGGTGGCATGGCTGCTTTTGAAAAGTCCGGCAAGGACGTAGAGAAAAAGGGCATGAAAGAAGGCTCTAAAGCTGACATGGCACTAGACAAGAAACAAATGATGATGAAAAAAGGCGGCATGACAAAAATGTCTGCTGGTGGTTCAGCTTCTTCCCGCGCTGATGGTATTGCTTCTAAAGGCAAGACCAAAGGCACCATGATTAAGATGAACAAGGGCGGCAAAGCCTGCTAAGGATTAATCATGGCTGATGTTAAATATCCAGATTCCGTGCCGGTAGATGAGCCAGTAGCTAAGAAGGCTAAGCCTGTGCCAAAACCAAAACCACCCATTTATCCTGACTCGGTTCCTGTAGATGAACCTGTAAAGAAAATGGCTAAAGGTGGATCTGTTTCTTCTCGCGCGGATGGTATAGCCCAGCGCGGCAAGACTAACTGCAAGATTTGCTAGGAGATTAGCATGATGGCAAGCCGAGGAATGGGTGATATTTCCCCATCCAAAATGCCTAAAGGTGTGCGTAAGGCGCGCCGGGACAACACTGATTTTACTGAGTACGCTAAAGGTGGTGAAGTGTGGGATAAACCTAATCCGGCTAAAAAACACACTAAGCTTTCTCCTGCAAAAAAAGCTAAGGCAAAAGCTGCTGCAAAAGCTGCTGGTCGCCCATATCCAAATTTGATTGATAACATGAGGATGGCAAAAAATGGCTGAAAAATGGATACAAAATGCTATCAAGAAACCAGGCTCTTTGCGTAAAAGCTTAGGCGTAAAAAAGGGTGAAACTATCCCTGCGTCTAAGTTAAAATCAGCAGCCAAGAAACCTGGCTTAATGGGCAAAAGAGCGCGTCTTGCAGAGACTCTCAAGGGCATGAAATAAACTGGATCAGTTATGTCCACTACCGGAACCACAGCCTTTAACCTAGAGTTTACGGAACTTGCTGAAGAGGCTTGGGAGCGGGCTGGGCGTGAGATGCGTTCTGGTTATGATTTGCGTACAGCGCGTAGATCACTTAACTTGATGACCATAGAGTGGGCTAATCGTGGTCTAAATATGTGGACCATTGAGACTGGTACTATTACCCTAACTCAGGGTCTTAATACTTACGCTCTACCAACTGACACGATTGACCTACTTGACCATGTCATTCGGACCCAGCCAAACGTAGCATCTACCCAGTCTGACTTGAGCATTACCAGGATTAGCGTATCAACCTACGCCACCATTCCAAACAAGCTGGTCCAGGGGCGTCCAATCCAAGTATGGATACAGCGCTTGTCTGGTGAAGTTGGCCCCACTACTGCCACTTTAAACGGCGCTATTACAGCTACGGCTGACTCAATTACCCTGAGTACTGTTGTTGATCTGGCTGGATCTGGCTACATCCGGCTGGACAATGAAGATATCTACTATACCTACATATCAGGGAATACCCTAGGTGGAGTGTTTCGTGGACAGAACAATACAACCGCCGCCTCACATACAACTTTAACAGCTGTTAATGTTCCGCAGTTACCTGCTATCACAGTTTGGCCTACTCCTGATGGTTCACAGACTTATCAGTTTGTTTACTACCGACTACGCCGTGTTCAAGATGCCGGCAAAGGTGTTGAAACAGCGGACATGAATTTCAGGTTTTTGCCTGCTGTAACGGCTGGTTTGGCTTACTACATAGCCATGAAGGTTCCAGAATTGATGGGCCGGCTGGAGATGCTTAAGGCAGTTTATGAAGAGCAGTACAAACTTGCAGCAGGCGAAGACCATGAAAAAGCTACTTTGCGATTAGTCCCCCGTATGTCATTTATTGGTGGGGGTGGCATGTAATGACTTCACCATACGCATCTGGCAAGTATTCAATTGCCCAATGTGATCGGTGCGGGCAGCGTTTTAAATTAAAGCAATTGAAAATTGAGGTTATTAAGACTAAACTCTATCAATTGAAAGTTTGTGAAGAATGTTGGGACCCTGATCAACCGCAGTTACAGTTGGGAATGTATCCGGTCAATGATCCCCAGGCCGTATACCAGCCCCGTCCAGATACAACTTATGTTGCGGCTGGATTAAATGGGTTACAGCTAACAAATGGGGCTCAAGGAACTCCAACAGGCGGGTCTAGGGACATCCAATGGGGATGGTTCCCTGTTGGTGGTGCAAGTGGGTTTGATGCAGTTTTAACGCCTAATTACTTGGTTGGAACTACAAGTGTTGGCACAGTGACGATTTCATAGGAGTTTATGATGGCTAAAGAAAAAATGGACATGGCTCAAGATAAAGCCATGATCAAGAAGGCGTTCAAGCAGCATGATGCTCAAGAACACAAAGGTGGCAAAGGCACTACTCTTAAGCTAAAAAAGGGTGGGCCTACTAGCCTGGACCGTAAGAAGTTCGGAAAAAACCTTTCCCGCGCTATGAACCAAAAGGGGTAAGTTATGGCATACACAATGAAAAAGGGCGGCAAAGAAGTCGGCCCAGCTAGTGTTTACGCAGAGCCTCACACAATGGATGGCAAAACTATGCCTATACAAGGCAGTGAAGTTTATCCTCCAAATCTGAGCAATCCTGATACGATTGATATGACATTAAATGGTTTTAGGAATAAACGTCCAGAGCCCGCAAAAACCAGCGGTATCAAAATTCGTGGTACTGGCGCCGCTACTAAAGGCGTGATGTCAAGAGGCCCAATGGCATGAACTACGATGCGCTAGTCAACGCAATCTCCACTTATACGGAGAATACGTTTCCGACAACTGAGATGAATACGTTCATTACTCAGGCGGAGCAGCGCATCTATAACTCAGTGCAGTTCCCTTCGCTTCGCAAGAACGTGACGGGCACGATCACTGCCAGCAATAAGTACTTGTCTTGCCCAGATGATTTTTTGGCTCCATACTCGTTAGCGGTATTTCCTTATGGTGGCGGCGATTACATATATCTTTTAAACAAAGATGTTAACTTCATGAGGGAAGCGTATCCAAACCCAACAAGCACTGGAACGCCAAAGTACTACGCACTGTTTGGCCCAACAGTAACAGGGTCCACGATTTCCAATGAGTTAAGTTTTATTCTTGGTCCAACTCCAAGTACGACTTATTCCGCAGAGCTTCATTATTACTATTACCCGGAGTCAATTACCACGGCTTCTAGTGGTCAGACTTGGTTGGGTGATAACTTTGACACTGTTTTGCTATATGGTGCTTTGGTAGAGGCGTACACCTATATGAAGGGTGAGCAGGACATGATGGCTTTGTATAACCAAAAGTACGCTCAAGCACTTGCGCTGGCTAAACGTCTGGGTGATGGCATGGAACGCCAGGACGCTTATCGTAGCGGCCAGCTTAGGGTCGAGGTTAACTAATGTCCATTGTCCAGACCCAGACCACAAGCTTTAAGAAGGAGTTGTACTCGGCTGTCCACAATCTTTCTACAGACACAATTAAGATTGCGCTGTATACGGGCAATGCTAACTTGAACGAGGCTACTACAGTTTACAGCGCTACCAATGAAGTCTCAGGTACAGGCTACACGGCTGGCGGGGCTACCATGACCGGGGTAGCTATTAGTTCATCTGGCTCCGTGGCTTATGTGAACTGGAGTAATGTGTCTTGGACAGCAGCTTTAACTGCTCGGTGTGCTTTGATTTACAACGTCACGCAGGGTAACAAATCTATTGCAGTGCTGGACTTTGGGTCTGACAAAACATCGACCACCACGTTTACAATCACCATGCCTGCTAACACCTCAACCACTGCACTTATTAGGAGTTCAAATTGATAGTCACTACCACCAAAGGCGATATGGACGATTCCTTGCTGGAACACCGTTCAGGCGAAATTGACAATGACAATGAGCTAACAACTTGGACTGAGTACTGGCTTGACGGCGAGTTGGTTCACCGGTCAGCGCATATTACGCTGAAAAAAACACCCACCTTTGCTGGTGGTGAAGCTGCATCTTTTTAAGGAAATATCATGGCGAACACGCAATCTATGGTCACTTCGTTCCTCAGTGAACTGATGTTAGGCCAGCATCAACTTGGCACTTCTACTCTTGTTTCTCGTGGCAGCTTGACTGCACCTACTACAGATACCCTAAAAGCGGCTTTGTATTTGGCTTCTGCTACGATTAATGCTGCCACTACTGTGTACTCTACTACTGGTGAAGTGACTGGTACAAACTACACTGCTGGGGGCGTGACGGTAACCAACGCAACGGCTCCAACATCTACAAACGCATCTGCAACGGCGGGCGTGGGTTATTGGACTCCCTCTGCAAGTATTGTGTACACAACCGTAACACTAGCTACTTCGTTTGATTGCGTGTTGTTGTACAACTCGACGCAGAGCAATAAGGCTATCAGTGTTCATACCTTTACCGCGCAGACCATCACTGCTGGTACTCTGACCCTGACGATGCCTTCTAATACCACTACGACTGCTTTGTTGCGTTTGGCTACAACTTAATAGTGGGGCGCGGCTATACGCCGTGTAGGCCATGTTTGGTATAACCCCCTTTGCCGGAGCGCCATTTGGCGCTACTGGCGATACCGCTATAGTCCCAACTCCGGGTACATGGGGGTACGGTACTTGGGGGTCTGACCCTTGGGGTGGGTCTGCTGGAACTACGATTGCACTCACTGGGGTGCAAGCTGCGGGTAACGCCGGTTCAGTTACCGCATCTCAATCATTTGCGCTCACAGGAGTTCAGGCATCTGGTAATGTAGGTTCAGTCACTACATCCCAAGCCGTTTCTATTGCACTAACTGGAGTCCAAGCGTCTGGTAGCGTAGGAACAGTCACTGCCTCTCAAGCTGTTTCTAAGGCGCTCACTGGAGTTCAAGCATCTGGTGTTGTTGGAACAGTCACTACATCACAGGCAGTTTCTGTTGCGCTTACAGGTGTTCAAGCGTCTGGCGCTGTCGGATCGGTTGTTGCATCCCAAGCCGTTTCTCGGGCGCTTACAGGCGTTCAAGCATCGGGGGCTGTCGGTTCAGTTACTGCTTCTCAAGCTGTTTCTGTTGCGCTTACAGGTGTTCAAGCGTCTGGTGCTGTCGGATCGGTTGTTGCATCCCAAGCGGTTTCCATAGCACTTACTGGCGTTCAAGCATCTGGTGCTGTTGGAACTGTAACCGCATCACAGGCAGTTTCTAAAACACTTACAGGAGTGCAAGCGTCTGGTGCTGTTGGAACCGTCACTGCCTCTCAAGCTGTTTCTAAAGCTCTCACTGGCGTTCAAGCAGCAGGCTTAGTAGGTTCCGTCACTGCCTCTCAAGCTGTTTCTAAAGCTCTTACTGGAGTTCAGGCATCTGGTGCTGTTGAAACAGTCATCGCATCTCAAGCAGTCTCAAAGGCAATTACTGGAGTACAGGCAGAGGGATTAGTTGGCGCGGAGAGTGTCAATATATCTATAGCTTTAACAGGTGTTCAATCTTCGGGTAGTACGGGCACTATTACAGCCCCCCCAGTAATTTCAATTGCCTTAACCGGCGTAGAAGCGCTAGGAACTCAGGCTACTTGGGGTGCTAATCCTTGGGGATTGAGCGTATGGGGTGGTAGCGTTGGTTCAGTTATTGCATCTCAGTCATTTTCTGTAGCGCTTACGGGAGTTCAAGCGACAGGCGGTGTAGGAACAGTTACCGCAGATCAAGCTGTTTCTGTTGCGCTTACGGGGGTACAAGCGGCGGGATTAGTTGGTACGGAGAGTGTCAATATTTCGCTTTCCCTGACAGGAGTACAAACCGCTGGTGATGTTGGTACAGTTACAACAGCACAAGCAGTTTCCAAAGCACTTACGGGAGTTCAAGCTGCGGGTGCAGTTGGAACCGTCACCGCATCACAAAACTTAGTTAGGGCGCTCACTGGCGTACAAGCATCAGGTGAAGCTGGAACGGTTACAACAGCACAAGCTGTTTCTGTTGCACTCACTGGAGTACAGGCGGCGGGTAACGTCGGTACAGTTACAACAGCACAAGCAGTTTCCAAAGCACTTACGGGAGTTCAAGCGTCTGGTGCTGTCGGGACTGTAACTACGTCCCAAGCAGTTTCTGTAGCTCTTACGGGAGTACAAGCATCGGGAAGTGTTGGTTCCGTTGCTACCTCTCAAGCAGTTTCTAAAGCACTTACAGGTGTTCAGGCATTGGGTAATGTGGGAACTTTGTTACCAATAATACCTGTTACATTAATCGGTGTTGGGGCACAAGGGTCGGTAGGTTCTGTAGGTGTTGGGATATCTTTAGCCTTAACGGGGGTCAGCGCAGCAGGACAGGTTGGAACCATAATTCCGGTAAGTTGGGTAATAATAGATGACAGCCAGAACGCAAACTGGCAAAATATCAACGATGCGCAAACGGCGGCATGGACGGCAATCAGTAACGCGCAGTCCTCAAGCTGGGCCGCAATAAGCAACACGCAGACTCCCGGCTGGTCTACAATTGCGGATAGCCAAACTCCGGGCTGGGTCTTGGTTGACAACTCAACATAGGGGCGTAAATGGCGCTAGTTCTTGCTGACCGGGTTCAAGAAACAACCACGACGACTGGTACAGGTACGGTCACGCTTGCCGGAGCCGTTTCCGGCTTTCAGACCTTTGCCGCTGTTGGTGATGGGAACTCTACCTACTACACTATTGCAGGACAGACCGGAACAGAGTGGGAGGTTGGTATCGGAACGTATACAGCATCCGGTACAACGCTATCCCGAACCACCGTAATTTCTTCCAGCAACTCTGGGTCTTTAGTTACTTTCTCCGCAGGCACAAAGAATGTTTTTGTAACTTACCCGTCAGCAAGAGCAGTGCCTTTTAACCGGGCTATTGTTATGTCAATTGTTTTTGGATATTAATTATGGCAAACCCAAATCTTATTAATACAAGCTCCATTTACGGCAACACAAACTATTTAATTCCTAGCACAACATCGGCAACAACTTGGACTGCCCTTACTCCCGCTGCTGGAACGGTAAATAAAATTGATAACATTGTTGCATCAAACGTAACCGCATCGATTGCAACAGTAACCGTAGCAATTAACAGCGCTGCTGCTGGTGCGGGGACAAATTATCGTTTGGTGTATCAAGTACCTGTACCAGTAAACGCTTCAATTGTTGTTGCCGACAAAAGCACGGCGTTTTATCTTGGTGAAACACAATCTATTGTAGTAACCGTGGGTACGGCATCAGCTATTGAATTAACCGCATCCTACGAGGCTATTACCTAATGTCTACTAGGTACAAAGGCTCTGTTATGGCTGCTACGGCGGCAACTGCTACCAGCCTTACGGCTGCTGGAATATGGCGCTCTAATGAAGTAATGCAGGGGTTACAAGCATCTGCATGGCCTATTAATATTCCTTTAAGTTTTAACTATTTAGTAGTAGCTGGTGGCGGCAGTGGCGGTAGTTATGACGCTGGCGGCGGTGGTGCTGGTGGCTTGCTTGCAAGCACTATTACCGCTGCTTTTAGCGGTTCGTATACAGTTACTGTAGGCGGAGGTGGTGCTTCAGTTGCGCAAAATGCTTCCGTGGGTAATAACGGTAATCCCGGCGTTGCTAGTTCAATTAGTGGCACAAATGTTTCTTTATCTGCTACTGGTGGTGGTTATGGTGGTAGGTTTACTGTTGTTGGCGGAACAGGCGGTTCTGCTGGCGGTTCGGGAGCAAGTAACGTAGTTGGCACTCCTACAACGTCAACAAGCGGAACATCTGGTCAAGGAAATGCTGGTGGTAGGGGTTATAGGTTTACCACACCTTCAGCAAGGTGGCTTGGCGGTGGTGGTGGTGGCGCAGGCGCAGTAGGCGGAGATGCTTCTGTCGCTACTGTTGGCGGTGTAGGTGGAGATGGTTTAACGTCATCTATTTCTGGTACTAGCACTTATTACGCTGGCGGCGGTGGCGGTGGTGGAGAAGGAACAACTCTTGCGCCTGCTGGCGGCAATGGTGGTGGCGGCGCTGGTGTTGTTAGCAGTTCAAGCACAACAAGTGGCACAGCAGGAACGGCAAATACCGGCGGCGGCGGCGGTGGTGCAGCAATTACTTCACCGGGTGCATCCGGCGCTGGTGGATCTGGTGTGGTAATCATTAGCTACCCAAATAATTACAGACAAGCTACTACAACAGGGTCACCGACATTAACAAATGTAGGTGGTAATTACATTTATACATTTACCGGCAACGGAACAATTACGTTCTAATCATGGCACATTTTGCAAAACTTGATGAAAACAATGTAGTGCTTGAAGTGCATTGCGTTAATAACAATGAGTTATTGATTGACGGTGTAGAGTCTGAAGCCAAGGGCGTAGCATTCTTGGTTATGTGGAGCAACGGTTACCCTTATTGGAAGCAAACTTCTTACAACGGTTTAATGCGTAAGAACTACGCTGGTATTGGCTACACTTATGACCCAAACAGGGATGCGTTTATCCCGCCCAAGCCTGATGGCAGCTACGTTTTAGACGAACAAACTTGCCAATGGATTGAATATTTAACGACAACTTAGAGGTAAAACATGACAGTCAATTACACAACCAACCTAGCCCTCGGACAACCGGTAACCGGTACAGAGTCTGGTACATGGGGCGATGACGTAAACAACAGCGTTACGTCTTACTTGGACATTGCGATTGCTGGCGGCTTGGCGATCACCATCACCACGGCTGATGTCACGCTTACCAATACACAGGGTACAAGCTCGGCAACAAACATTAGCTCGACTACGGCGCAGTACGCCATCTTAAACATCAGCGGGGCAATGACCGCAGCGCGTAACTTAATTTTGCCAAGCCTAAGCCGTCAATATATTATTAATAACAATACCACTGGCGGGTTTGCGTTGACGGTAAAAGGCTCAGCTACCAGCGGCATAACGATGGTCAATGGCGAGAAGGCCCAAGTATTCTGGAACGGCTCTGACTATGCCAAGCTATCTAATGCACAAGGCGGTGCGGGTTCTTTTACAACCATAACCGCAACAAGCACAGCAACGGCAACAAAACTTATTCCCACCGGCACATCTGTAACGGGTAATGGCATGTACTTGCCTGCTACTAATTCTGTAGGCATCTCTACGGCAGGAACAAACGCTGTCTATATAGACAATTTACAACAAGTAGGAATTGGGACGAGTACACCGGGTGCAAAACTGGATGTAGTAACAACAACCGGACTTCAAATTTCTGCCAATAATGGAACTACCTACCAAACAGTTGGCTATTGTGGCTTTGGAATTGCTTATTCAGGCTCCTCATCAAATCATCCTTACGTATTGACAACAAACGATACAGAACGTATGCGTATCGACACCAGCGGTAACGTGCTGGTGGGAACTACTGCATCTGCGGGAAGTATTTCAAATACGGCTCCAGTTGTTGCTGGTGTGTTCAAAACTCTATCAGGTACAGTGTCTGCTGCAAATGTTACTGCAACAACTATTGCTACGCTTCCAAGTATTACTAATGGAACTTACATAGTAAGTTGCGGATTAGCTGCGGCTGACCCTACTAACTATTCTGCGGTATCTCTTGTGACTGTAGATGCAACTGTTCTTCGATCTACAAACTTACAAACCGCTACGCTTATGAGTATAAGCGTATCTGGGCAAACAGTACGAGCCACACAAAGTTCTGGCGGCACGACATCAATATATTTTACTCTTACTAGAGTTTCATAAAGCACTCCGTAAACGCCTCACGGCACTTGAATCAACCTAAAGGAAATACCATGATTACTACTTGGAAAATCACTCAATGTGAACGCCTCACCGCAGACGGTTTCATCACTACGGCGCACTGGACAGTAAGCGCTGTAGATGGTGACTACTCTGCATCAAGCTACGGCTCTTGCAACTTTGCTACTGCGACTCCTGCTATCCCCTACGCCAGCGTGACCGAGGCTGAAGTGCTGAACTGGTGCTGGGCTAACGGCGTGGACAAGGACGCAATTGAAGCTAACCTTGCTGCCAACATTGCAGCGCAAAAGAATCCGGTAACCGACACTGGTGTACCTTGGTAAGGATGCCGCCCATGTATGCGCTTGTTTTTGTTTTGTTTTCTGATGCTGGTAACAGGATCGTCGGCACAGGACAAGCTCATACTGTCTACAGAGCCTCCTCCTCTACCAAAGCCAAAACCCAAACAAACGATTTGCGCGGTGCAAGAGCTATACGTTATTGGTTTGACAACGCACGACCCGGCAGAACGCCACAAGGCTATGCTGGCATGGCTGGATAAGACATCATGTGGCTCGGACGATTACGTGATTATTTGGAACGCCTTGCCAGAGTGGGCGGGTACATCAGACAGTCCTTTGCTTCGCGCAAAAATCATGGAGAAAGTGGGGAACAAGTGAACGACAACATCAAAGCACGGCTAACCTTTGCAGTAACGCTCATGGTCAGTGCCACCCTTTGCATCTCAGTGCTGGGCATGGTCATGGCTTTTCTACTTGGCCTATGGTCAAAAGAAGTGGACAACAGCGAAATCTTCAAACTACTGTCTCCCGCTTTCCAAACCATAATCGGCGGCTTTATTGGGCTGCTGGCGGGTGTGAAGCTGTCCCACGACGAGGATACTCCTCTCTGCAAAAAGGATTGATATGTTTGAACTATTAAGTGGTGGTATAGCTGGTTCCCTACTTGGGGGCTTATTTCGTTTGGCTCCAGAAATCCTTAAATGGGTAGACAAGAAGAACGAGCGGGCGCATGAACTGGCAATGTTTAGTCAGCAGTGCCAACTAGAATCCGTGCGGGGTCAGCAAAAACTGGCTGAGATAGGTGCGCAGCGCGAGGCAACGGTGGACTCCGGGGTCATGGATGCATTTAACGCAGCGATTAATCAGCAGACCGACATGGTTAAAGTTGCCGGTGGATGGGCTGCAAGTCTGTCTGCTTCGGTACGCCCGGTAGCAACCTATTGGATTTTGCTATTGTGGAGCTTCGCTCATATTTGGTTCGCGTTGACAGCCTGGATGGCTGGTTCTCCTCCAGAGGCTGTGTTTAAACTAATCATGACCGCTGACTTCGCCGCGTTGGTATCGGGTACGTTGAATTATTGGTTCCTTGATAGGACGCTGGCAAAGCGTGGGATATGAATCTGGACATAGCCGCAGCACTGTGTAAACAGTTTGAAGGGTTTAAGGGTAAACCCTATCTCTGCCCTGCGGGTATTCCTACGATTGGTTACGGCAGCACCTATTACGCTGATGGGCGCAAGGTGACTTTGAATGACCAGCCAATGTCTGAGCCTGATGCCTCTGTACTGCTGCTACAAGAACTACAGCACACGTATCTACCAGGCGTTTTGCGGAACTGTCCTGTCCTGCTGACCGACGAGAAAAAGTGCAACGCCATCGTGGATTTCGCCTACAATTTAGGTACTGGGCGTTTGCAGACTAGCACCCTCAAGCGCAAGATAAATGCACAGGACTGGGACGGCGCAAAAGAACAACTTTTGCTCTGGACAAAAGGTGGCGGACGAGTCTTGCCGGGATTACTCAAACGCAGAAATGCGGAATGCCGATTACTGGATTAACGTATGCCCTTACAGAAACTGACGCTCAAGCCGGGGGTTAACCGGGAAAACACTCGGTACACCAATGAGAACGGCTGGTATGAGTCCGATAAGGTACGGTTTCGTCAAGGCACACCAGAAAAGATAGGTGGGTGGAAGCGTATTTCTGAAGCTACATTTTTGGGCGTATGCCGCTCTCTGTGGAATTGGGTAACGCTCACATCTCAAAACTTGCTTGGCGTTGGTACAAACTTAAAGTTCTACATTGAGAACGGCGGGGCATATTACGATATCACTCCAATTCGCGCAGAAGTTACATTGACTAACCCATTTACTACAAATGGCACGACAACAGTGACCGTTACTGATGCACTGGGTGGGTTTGTTAACGGAGACTACGTTACTTTTTATGGAGGCTCAGCCGTTGGCGGGCAAACAATAACTGGTGAGTACCAGATCACTTACCTTACATCTACAACATACTCCGTCACAATCTCTGCAACAGCTACAGCCGCTACTGGCGGCGGCACGGTCTATGCCGTCTACCAAATTAACACAGGGCCATACTACGCAAATCCGCTTTCCGGCTGGGGATCAAGCACTTGGGGAACACCGCCCGTAGTATCCGCTCCTTCTACTGTTGGTACATGGGGTGTTGGTAGAACATCAACGGATGCCATTCGTATTTGGAACCAAATTAACTGGGGCCAAAATTTAATATACGGCCCTCGTGGTAAGCCAATGTATTACTGGGATGCAACCGTAGGGTATTCAAGTACTACGATTACGATTTCTAATGCTTCACCTTGCGTTGTTACCTGCACTTTGGGACTTGCGGATTTAACGCCTATCACACTTGCTACAACAGGGGCGCTGCCAACGGGCTTGCTGCCGGGTACTACCTATTACGTAAGGTACTTGACTTCCACTACGTTTAATTTGTCGCTTACTTCAACTGGGGCGCTTATCAACACTTCTTCTGCTGGATCAGGTACGCAGTCCATTTCCCCCCGTGGCGTTCTGTTGTCTAGTCTTGCTGGGTCTGATGGCTATTGCCCACTGTATCAAAACACGTTTACTGTATCTGATGCCAACAGGTTTCTAATTGTTTTTGGTACAAACGACTACGGCAGCACAACGCTTGACCCTATGCTTATCCGCTGGTCGGATCAGGAATCCTTGACTACATGGTATCCAGCAATTACCAATCAAGCAGGTTTTTTGCGTTTATCGCATGGCTCCAAGATTGTTACTACCCTACAAAGTCGCCAAGAAATTGTTGTTTGGACAGATTCATCCTTGTATTCATTGCAGTACCTTAGCCCTCCTGTGGTGTGGGGGTCTCAACTTCTTGCAGACAATATATCTATCATTGGCCCTAATGCAGCGGCAATGGCTTCCGGTATTACTTATTGGATGGGTGTAGATAAGTTTTATAAATACGATGGTCGTGTACAGACTTTACGTTGTGATTTACGGCAGTTTATTTACAGCGACATAAACTTAATTCAGTCCGATCAAGTATTCGCAAGCACCAATGAAGGCTTTAACGAGGTCTGGTTCTTCTATTGTTCTGAGGCCAGCAATACTATAGACAAGTACGTTATCTATAACTACACAGAAGACCTTTGGCAGTATGGAACGATGGCCCGCACTGCTTGGCTAGATACTGGGTTACGTAACTACCCTATTGCAGCAACGTATAGCTATAACATAGTTGAACATGAAAATGGTGTGGATGACAACACCTCTGGAACCCCAGCAGCTATTACTGCAACCATAACTTCGGCGCAATTTGACATTGGCGATGGTGACAAGTTAGCATTTGTGTGGAGGATGTTGCCTGACTTGACATTCCGTGGGTCTACGGATGGAACTACCCCACAGTTAGTTATGCAGCTTTTACCTTTGCAGAATTCCGGTTCTGGGTATAACGATCCTAAGTCAGTGGGTAATGCATATAATCAATCTTTCCCAACGGCAGCTCAAACAGCAGCTTTCGAAGCAGCGGCAACAGTTGCGTTAGAAATGGCGGTGGGAACATTGCCTATAGACTTGTACTATGATTTAAATGGGGACGGAACGGTTGACATAACTGATGCTGTTGGGTTTTTAAGTTTGTCCGTTGGCACACCTCTTACATATACACCGAATCCGCTTTCAATTTACACCACTATTACAATCATGGGTGGAGAAGCACAAGCCTATGTAACTGCCACACAGACGTATCCAATAGACTTAGACACATACACAGGTCAAATTTACATCAGGGTTCGTGGTCGGCAGATGGCTATGCGGATTACATCCAGCAAGATTGGAACTCAATGGCAGTTAGGTTCTCCCCGTATAGATTTGCGCGCTGATGGTAGAAGGTAGCCTATGACCTACGTTATTACTTCACAGTACGATCTTAATCAGGCAGTTGCGCCGCGCCTACCTGCGGCTACGCCTCAGTACGACCCCAACTACATCAACCAGTTAAACAACGTCTTACGTTTGTATTTTAACCAGCTAGATGCAATTCTTGGGCAGCTAAAGGCTTCGTCTGATACATCTGGCCTACGAGTTCCTTATGGCGCGTTTCATCAAGACGGGTATACAACTTTAACTAACGCCATACCAACTTCAGGATCGACTGCAACTATTGTTGTTGGTTCAACTACTGGGTTTGCATCCGCTGGAACTATTATTATTCAGAAAGAATTAATTAGTTATACAGGCAAAACATCTACTACATTTACGGGAATTACTAGATCACAGTATGGTTCATCAGGTGCTTCACATGCCGCAGGTGTTTATGTAACAGAAGCTCAGGCAGTGCCTTCCGCAACTACAGCTTTAACTTTCCCGTTTGATACGACAGATTCCAGCAATCAAGTATCTTTAGACCCCGCAGATAACACAAAAGTTGTTTTTGCTGTTTCTGGGTATTACAACATTCAGTTTAGCATCCAGCTTTTAAACGCTAAAAGTTCAATAGATAACGTAACTCTTTGGTTTAGGCAAAATGGTGTTGACATTCCCTATTCGACTGGAATTGCAACCGTTCCTCTTGGCCCCGGCACTACTTTAGGCGCAAGTCTTGTAGCTTGGAATTTAGTTTTACCTGTAAACGCTGGTGACAATATTCAATTAATTATGGCTTCAGATTCTGGAGATACGGTAGCTGGCACTTATCCTCCCGGAACAGCTCCTGTGCATCCAGCAGCTCCATCGGTTATTTTGACTGCAACATTTGTATCTGCCTTACCTTAAGGAAACTTAATTATGCCCGGCCCCGGAAATAAACCAGAAACACCAAAAGTATATTCCCAAACCCAAGGGCCAGGAATGAAGCCTGTTTACGCGAGTATTGGTCGTGATGGACAGCCTACGGGCTTTTTAGGCTACGAGCAAGACCCAAATGCAGGAGTAATTGACGTACCTAAGCCGCCAGAAATTCTTGCAAAAGAAAAAGAATTAGGCCACGAACTTGAGCCTGTTTATGCTGAAGGGCAAAAGTTTCATGGTAGTGGGGCCGCAGAAACAGTAAATTACGGCACGCCTATTGGCTACCGTTACGACAACGGTAAAAGCCAGTACGTTAACTTTGACCCTAGCGGGCAACAAACCAGCATTCAAGATCGCCAAAACTTAGGCACGTTAATAAAAGACCTTGCTCCTTTAGCATTAACCGCATTTGGAGCCAACTATCTTATGCCGCTTCTTGGCGGAGCTGGTGCTGCTGCTGGTGCGGGAGAAGGGATTGCGGCGCTTGGCGCTGGAGAAAGTCTTGCTGGTGCCGCATCATTAACTCCAGAAGCACTTGCGGCATCCGAACTAGCAGCATATGCTCCTGCATCTTTAGCAGGAGAAACAGCTGCTGGTATTACCTCTTTAACTCCAGAGGCACTTGCGGCATCCGAACTAGCAGCATATCCAACAGCATCTTTAGCAGGGGAGGCTGCTGCTGGAGTAGGTGGTGCTGGCACATTAACCGCTGAGCAACTTGCAGCGTCTGAACTAGCCGCATATCAACCAGCATCTTTAGCGGGGAATACTGGTATTAGTTCATTAGGTGGAAGTGGTAGTCTTTTTGACGCTGCCGCTAGTCCATTAGCTTCTGGTTATAGCCCATCAATAACAGCATTAACTAACGAAGCTGTAGCTTCTGGTATGAGTCCAGGTTCTCTTGGCGCACTAAATGCCGCATCATTAACTCCGGAAGCTTTGGCTGCTGCAAGTGGCGTAGTAACGGCAGGGGCAACTCCAGCTTTGGTAGATGCAGCCGCAAAAGGAGCGCAAAGTTATATTGACTCTGGTGGCGCATCTCAAGCTGGCGCTGGCGGAGGTCCTAATGGTACTGATGTTTTTAAAGAGGTGTCAAAAAACCAAGCTGTAGCCTCTGGGCTTGGGGCTGGATCTATGGGCGCAGATTTAGCTGCCAAAGGAACACTAACAGCCCAAGAGTTGGCCGCTGCTGCAGGAACTGCTGGCGCTCTTAACAAGGATGGAATTGGCGATTTATTAACCAAAGCTAAAGATAAACTATTGGGAAGTTCTGACTCTGGATCTGGCTCTGGCCTTGGTGGGACTTTAGGCCTATTGGCTTTGATGTCAATGATGAACAAAGGAGGCGGCGGCACCCCGGCCAGCACAGCTACTATCCCAGAGTTAACGGCTAATAGGTCCCAGCTTCCATACGATGTAGACAAAAAAGGTGTAAACCCAAATACACCTTACCGGCCTGGACAGGGTGGCGTTACTTACTTCTCGCCAACCACTTACACGCCTACTAAAGCAGCAGGTGGAGGTCTAATGTCGCTTGGGCAATCAAACCTAGGAGGCTACTCTGATGGCGGAAGATTACTTCAAGGGCCGGGAGATGGTGTTTCTGACTCAATTCCTGCCATAATTGGACGCAAACAACCTGCCCGTTTAGCTAATGGTGAGTTTGTTATACCAGCAAGAATTGTTTCTGAGCTAGGAAATGGTTCTACAGATGCCGGCGCTAAGCGCTTGTATGAGATGATGGACCGCGTTCAAAAGGTTCGCCGTAATACCAAAAATGTTGCCGCCAATACAAAAGCGTCAAAGTATCTACCAGCATAAGGAAAGATCATGACTACTCCAAATACAGTTGATAACAATTTAGGTCCTGGTGGTACTAACACCCAAGGCTTAGCAGATTGGGCTGCTCCTTACATTACAGATTACCTAGGCAAAGCTAAAGCTTTAGCTGGTACTGATTACCAGACGTATAAAGGCCCGCTTACCACAGGACCTTCAGACATACAAAACAAAGTATTTCAGGGGATAGGTTCTCTTAACTTCCCGGGTAACCTTGGACAGAGCTTTAGTTCTACTGGTGCTTATCAGCTTCCAACCTATGGCCCAGATGGTAAGCCTATTGCTGCCACCCCTACTATTGGTCCAGATGGACAGCCTGTAGCTGCAACACCAGGCGTTGCTGCTAACTACATGAATCCATTTTTGCAGTCTGTTTTAACACCGCAGTTAGATGAATTACGTCGCCAATCTCAAATTACACAAATGGGCAACAATGCTAAATTTGCTAATGCAGGTGCGTTTGGTGGAGGAAGGCAAGCCATTATGGATGCTGAAACCCAACGTAACTTAATGCAGGAGCAAAACAAAACTGTTGGTCAAGGCTACGCCAATGCTTACGATAAAGCTATGGGGCAGTTCAATACAGAGCAGGGCCAAGCTAAAACGCTGGCTGATTTAATGTCTACAACTGGGGCAACCCAACGTGGAATTACAGCAGAAGGAACTGCCGCCGATCTGGCTGAGTTTGAAAAGCAACGTCAGTTTCCTTACCAACAGCTTCAATTCCAAAGAGACATGATCACGGGATTGCCAACATCTGCTGTATCAAATACTCCAGCACAGATGAGTGATTTTGGTAACCTTATTTCTACTGCTGGTGGTGGACTTAAACTTGCAGAATCACTTGGCTACAAAGATATTGGCTCAATGTTAAAAGGCTTAGGATGGACTTAGGACCGTAAAAGGTAAAGAAAATGAATCTAATACAAATTCAGGAACATCTTAAGGATCTTCCTACTCAAGTGATCATGTCCTATGCAAATGGGCAGAATCCAGAGGTTCCTCCTTACATGGCTCTTGGTGAACTTAACCGCCGCAAAACATCTGAGCAGCGTAAAACAGAGCCGCCAACACAATCTGTTAAAGAGAAGCTAGAGTCCGAAGTAGGTGGTCGAGGTATGCCTCAAGGCGCACCGCAAGCTGCTCCACAAGGCATTGCTCAATTACCAGCCGCGCAAGGCGCGCCTCAAGGAATGCCTCAAGGAGCTCCACAGGAGATGCCTCCAGCCCCTCAAGGAATGCCCCCTGGTATGGCTGCTGGTGGCGTAGCTGGCCTGCATGTACGCGATGATATGTTTCACTATGCTCCTGGTGGAATTGTTGCTTTTGCGGGAGGTGAGCTTGTTCGCGGACCTGGCGGAGAACTTGTTCCAGATGATGATACTGCTGGAGAAGCTGAGGCTCGCGCTGGCATGGCTGCGGCCGATCAAAGCCAAGGACCTCCTGCGTCTGCAATTAAGCCGGCCGGTCTTCAGTCTTTAATAGCGCCCGCAACTGCTGCTATAGCCAAGGCAATTAGGGGTGAGAGCGATATTCCCGCCCCCAAAGATCCAGAAGTTCTTCGTCAAGAAGTGTTAGATAAGCACCCAGAATTAGCTACATTGGTAAACACAATTCCTGGCGCTGAGCTGGCAAAATTGTCTGAAAAACTAATGGCGCAAAACGATGCAAGCAAAGCTCAATTCCAAGATAACCAAAAGCGTTTAAATTTTGGCGCTCTTGGCGATGCCCTGATTGCGGCTGGTGAAGCTACTCGTGGACAAAAAGGCATCGGCGCAGCATTTGCCGGCTTTGGTAAGTCTTACAGTAACTATACCGCTGAAGACATTAAACGCCAGCAGGCTCAACAAGCTCTTGAGCGTCAGCAAACTATTGAAGTTAGCAAGCTCAATGCTGACATTGAAACGCTACGTCAAGCTTACGCAAAAGCACAAATTGAAGGTCGCGTTACTGACGCTGCTAACTATCAAAAGGCTATTGCAGACCGTGTTGCCAAAATTCAAGATCTTCAAGTTGGAGCTTCTGAGAAGGCCGTTACTATGGCTAACACAGAAATGCAAACAAAAGGCACTCTTGAACATTACAAGCAGCTTGAGAAAAACGCGGCTCTTACTTTACAAGAGTTGATTACCAATCACGCTACTCAAGCATCTATTGAGCGTCAACGGTTAAAGTATCAAGAGGCTACAAAAAATGCTGAGCTAGCTCTTCGTCAGGAACAATTAGAAGCGCTTAGAGAATCAAGACCTACCGCTGAACAAAAAGTAATTTCAAGAGTTGAAGGAAATTTAAACAAACAGGGTTCAGATTTTGCGGAAGTTACAAAAAGAATTTCTGGCCTTACTGCCGAAGAGTTGGATTCCCCAGTTGGTAAATATTACCGGGCTCTTAGGGATAAGTATCGCGCGGACGCTTACAAGGCGGCTGGACTACCTGTGCCTGAAGCTAGTACACTGCCAACATATGAATCCTTTCAGCCTAAGCCGGTTGAGGCGCCTGGATTCATAGATAGGACCAAGGCCATGTTCGGATACGGCTCCCCAGCACCAAAAGTAATTAAACTTGATTAAGGCTTGTCATGCCTATTTATGAGTACAAGGGTCAGCAGTACGACATTACCACTGAAGATCCTGCTGAGGCTAAAGCTAAGATCCTAGGCTATCTTGAGAAGCAGCCGCCAGCTCCTACTCCGAAGGTGCCTGACTTTGCCGGTAATCCAGCCCTGTCTCCTCAAGAGCAGGCTTATGCTGCGGCCACCCCATCAAGCGCAGGCATAAGAAGCCTACTAAAGACGCCAGCAAAACCTCCGGCTGAGTTCACACTATCTCCTGAAGAGCAGGTAATGAGCGCTATTGGTGCGCCCAGCACTGAACCAACAATAGCTCAACCTCCTAAAGAGCCTCGTCCGCCGTCAGAAGCTCGGCCAATGGAGGAGCTTGGCAAGGGCGTGGAAAGCGCTGCAAAAATTGCTCTGCCTTCAATGTGGGAACAAGCTAGCGTACTTAAAGATGTTGGCGCACTTGGAACTGTTCAGAAAAGGCTTGATCTTTTTGACAAGATTGAGACTGGTGAAATCACTAGCCCTGATCAATTGCGCGGCTTGGATATCTCTACCTCGCAAGCTCGTGCATATTTTGGCGCTGACCCTGCAATGCGAGAAAAAATTCGCGAGCGAACAATAGGTGAAATTGGACGCCGTAAAGATTTTGTTGCTGCATCTATCAATACATTGGATCAATACCAAAAAGATGCAGTTAAGTATACCGGCCGCACGGCCAACATGACGGATATTGAGAACGTCAAAGATTTTACCAATTGGCTTGCTTATTACGCAGGAAATTTACCCGTTCAAATGGCGCCATTAATATTGGCTGGAGCTGCTACTGGTCCTGCTGGTCTTTTTGCGGTTAGCGCGCCAATGGGTGCTGCCCAGGCTCTTGGCGACCGCTTGCAATTTATTCAAGAAAAAATTAAAGACCTTCCAGATAATCAAAAAATAGATGCAATTACAGACTATATAAAGAAAACTGGAGATACAACATTAGCTATTGGCATTATTAATGGCGCATTAGATACCGCCCTTGGCCCAATTGCAACATTGGCTAAGCGTGGCGTTAAAGAGGTAGTTATTGGAGAAACTAAAAAGAAGGCGTTTAAAGAGGGGCTTAAAGAAATCCCTAAAGGATCGCTTGAGGAAGCTTTACAAGAGGGAGCGCAGCAAGGTGTTCAAATAGCCGGTCAAGTTCGCGAAAAAGAAAAAGATGAATTTTTTACAGAAGAAAACATTAAAGATATTTTAAATAATGCTGCCGCAGGTATGCTTGGTGGAGTTATTGGAGGAGGCGTAACTACTGGAGCAAGGGTTTACGGGGCTAAGACAGGCGAGCAAATTCGTGCCGATATCCTTGCAAAAGCACTAGAAGAGGGCGCAAAGGGCGCTACTGTAAACCAGACGGCAATAGATGAATTGGTACGCCAATTATTAAGCCCGAATGCCGGCGTGCGCCAAGGAACAAATATCCGCGCCAATGTTCCTAGCTTAGAGATAACACCTCCTACAGCGCGTCCAGGAGAACCTCCAGCCCCACCAAGCGGCGGAACCCCTATTGCACCACTTCCGGCTGACATTACTGGCTTGACTGCTGCCCCCTCTGAGTCTATGGATACAGAGGCAATGCTGCGTGAGGCGCTAGGACAACCTCCTGCCACAACATTACCACCTGTTAATGTTGAAACGCAAAATACTGCATTTGACCCTACCGGTTGGACGCAAAAAGAAAATAAAATTAATGAAAAAACGGGTGAACCAATATACCAGCCAGGAACAATGGTATTTGAAAAAACAGACGAAGCAGGGACTCATAGAGTAGTAACACGCAATGGTGTAATTTCCCAGTCAACCACTAATTCTCCGGCTATTGAAATAATTAATTCTTATCTTACCTCTGATGAAGATAATGGAAAAATTAGTGGAAAAATTCAAATAGATAACAAAACTGGAAAATTAATTTTTGTAGAGGATGGCGAGCGGGGCCAAGTCATAAAGATGAGCCCGCGCGCTGAGCAGCAGTACAAGGAAGGCGTTCCATTAGAAAAAATTGCTGAAACAGAGTTTTCTGATGCCGGAGGAATTCGTCCAGATGGAACTCGCACCCCACATACAACTACTGCTGCATTTAAAGCCAAAAAACCGTCCGCAGTAATTCCAACCGCCCAACAACCCAAAACCTCTACAGAGATCCAGCCAAAAGTTGCCGAGGCCGGCCCGTTTGTTCGCAAGCAAATGGAAGCACAAACTCCAACTACTCCAACCCCTCTCTCTATTGAAGGAGCCTTAAGTGGCATTGAAACCCCTAAAGCCAAGCAAGCAGAAGCGCAAGGAGAACAAGCGCCCGCAGCCCCTGCTGAAAGACTAACATTAGACAATCTTAAAGATCGCCCTATTGAAGAGCAATACACCATCATTAACACTGTTAGTTTTAATGCAAAGAAGGCTTTCAGGGATGGGCGTATTAGCCAAGATCAGTTGGACAAAATCCAAGCTGAGAGAGATCGCATAGTAGGAGAGTTTGACAAAAAAACTTTAAGCAATCCTACCCCCGATCAAAAACAAGCGCTGGATTTAGCTGACCAAATTGAGGCCGCTGGTCAAAAAGATTTTGCAGATACAGTACGCAATAGTGTTAAAAGAGGAATTTTCAGAAAAGACTCTATTCCTTTTTATCAAGAAAAGCTGCAAGAGTTTCAGGCAAAACAAGGAAAGACAGAGGCCAAAGAAGAGGGCTTTAAGTGGTCTGAATTTTTAGATCCCAATGAGCAAAAGTATTACGACACATTTCAAAAGACAGCATCGCCTGAAGCAAAGGCTGCTTTTGGCAAGGTTGAATCATCTATCCAGGATGTAACTAAAGCTCTTAATAATCTTGGCTATCAAGTTAACGATACAAAATTTCCCATTGGCTTGGGTAATTTAAAAACCCAATACAGCAATTTGTTGTCTGATGGATTGAAGCTTTTGCGAGATCACTACGCTATTCAGAATGAATACAAGCGCGCCGATGCGGATAAATTTAATCTTTCCATCAAGCGTGCCAACGACTCTGCCGCCCAAGCCCAGCAAGTAATTCGTAAAGCTGTTCCACGACCCCAGGAAGTTACTGAGGCGGAGCAAAGGGTTACAGAGGGTGAGAAGGCTGTTAGCAAGATCAAAGGCAAGCCTGGACTAAGCCTATGGACTGCCTTGACTGGCAAACTTGGATCTAGCGACATAGCTGAATTGTTTGGCAAGAGCCCTCAGATTTACCAAAAGAAACTTCAGGCCAAAAAAGGATCCAGCGGCAAGTCAATCGCGGATATGGTTTCAGACGGCGATTTGGATGAATTTCTGCCGTTCCAAATGCGCTCTAACGTCCCTGGCTTTGACGGCCAAGAAGCGGAAGAGTACATCAAAGATCAGGTGCGTGGTCAGAACTACATTCCCTACAGCTCACAGGTAGAGATTGAGCAAATCTTTGGATCTGTTGAAGAGGCTGAAAAATTAATTAATGACTACTTAACTATTGAGGAGCAGAACCTTGAACTTCAAGAAGCAGCAGACGAACAAAGAGAGGCTGAAATCAATGCTCGCAGCATTGAGCCCAAAGGCGAGATTCCATCTACTGAACCAGATGAAGGAGAAGCGCTTACTAAACCAACCCCAGAAGGATTAAGAGCTAAAGAAAAGTACCGAATTGAGCAAGAGGAAAAAGAAGCCGCTAAAGCCAAGGCCGATAAAGAGGCTGAGGATAGGGCCAAAGCTGACCGTGAAGTTGGTGAATTTACTTTAACAGGCAGTAACCGCGCTGCTGATATTGCAGTTGCACAGGGCCAAAAGGATATCTTTGCCCAAGAGGAAGAAACGCCTACCAAGACTGAAAATATTATTCGAGTTAATGGCAGGGATATTCCGGTAACAATGCATCGGCTGGAAAAAGAAAATCAATTAGTTGAAGTTAACTCTAGTGTTTTTGATAAAGCTTTTTCTAAAACAACATGGCAATATGTTGGAAAAGGCGGAGAGGGTGGGATAGAGGGAAGGTATAAAAAATTTGCAGAATTTATTAAAGACGCAAGATCTATAGAAGCGCCCAATGTTTCTGTAGACAAAGATGGGGCTATTGTTTTTGGAGATGGCCGGCATAGATATGCATATCTGCGTGATTCTGGGGTTAAAAATATCCCCTTATCAATGGACGCGGAGTCAATTAAAAATGCTGAAAAGTTTGGCTATGTAAGTAAGCCAATAGAAGCTAAACCCGAGCCAGTAGAAACTCCAGAGGGCCGCAACCTGCGCTACCCTATGGCCTCTGTATTGTTCAATGACGGCTATGAGGTTTTGGCACTTAATGATCCTCGTACTTATGTTGACAAGGGCGGCGAGCCCCATCGCACTTTTGAGAAAGATGGCGTCCGTGTATCTCTTACACCCCAGCTTGTGTTGTTCCAAAACAAGAATGCCGTATTGACTGGTCAAGGTGAATCTACTGACCTGGTAATCAATGCCCTACTGGTAGACCAAGCCAAGCGCAACCAGGGCAAGGCTAACGAAGCGCTCCAAAACATTGCGGACGCTGCCGATAAATATGGGGTTACTCTCTACATTGAGCCAGTCCCGATTGTAAATATCAAGGAAAAGAACTTTGGCCTAGACCGCCAGCAGCTCGAGGATCTCTATAAAAAGTTTGGCTTTGACTTTGCGGAAGACTCTAACAAAGTTATGGTTCGTGAGCCAGAAGTAGAGGTGCTGGGCCCGGCAGAAAAGCCTGCCGCTCCTCGGCTTACTAATGAGCCGTACACGATTGAAGGAGAGTTCACAGAAATAGGCGAAGAGAAGCAGCACGCGCTACTTGAAGACCAAGTCTCCAAGCTTAAAAAAGACCAGATCAACACCCTGGAAGATTTGTACGGGGCCAAGCGCGGCACTAATGAGTTCATTGAAAGAGTCCGCAAGGATGTCATTGCATTCATCAACCAGGGCGCTGTGGCTGTTAAGGGAAGAATCCGTTCAATCATCCGCCAGCTGGCAAACGGCGTCCTGTCTGTGGCGATTGTCTTTAACCCTCAGTTTGTCAGCAAGCCGTACACGATTGCAGTGCCTCAGTACGACATCAAGACCAGTGAGGTTATCAAGGACCTACCAAAAGAAGCGCAGTCGATGTCTGATGCCGCTAAGCGTGCGTATGGCGTCATCTACCCAGCCCTGGAGGCCCAACTCAAGGCTAACGACAAGCTGTTCATTGTTGCGGACAAGCGCAGCGGTAACACCTACCTGTTTAATCCTGATGGATCTCTATTGCTCCAAAGCAAGACTTTGTTTGGCAAGGCCATCGGCGACTACATGCATGGTGACAATGAGATAGTAGCCAATAGGATTACTCCGGCCGGCGTGTTTGATCTCGGCCTGCGTGACGCTAAGCGTAGTGCTGGTGAGGCGTATACCGCTGGTGACTATGACTTTGGTAAGGTGTTTGTGCTGGATAAATCCCACATGGGGAAGAACGGCCCGTACTCCAACACGATCATGCACTCTGTATGGACGCATGAGACTGATGCCAAACAACGCCTCGCTGCGCTAGATAAGCCTGGAGCAGAGGACTCGCGCTATTCCTTTGGCTGTATTAACGTCAACAAAGAAACCTTCAAGTACCTAATCACCAACCACCTTAACCAGATGGATGGCGCCAAGATATTTATCGTTCCTGAGAACGGCGCAAACGTCATGGACTTTATCAATGGTAAAGCCATGTATAGTGATGACATCATCCGCCAGAAGATTGAGCCCGTCATCAAGACAACCGTAACAGAGAAGCAAGTTCCAGCTCCTAAGCCTGGGATTGAGCGCAAGCAAACTGGCCGTGAAACTGAGGCAAATAAGCTTGAGGTTAAGACCGAAGAAGAGGCTCCAGGCAAAGAGCCTAAAGAGCCGAATGAGCCGACTTACTACAGCATTGAAGGTTACGCAGAGGGTGAGCAAAAGAAACGCTCAGACTCTCTGAAGCGCACTATCAAGACTCTCAATCGGATGCGCAAAGATGGCCGCATAACCGACGAACAGTTTGTTGAGCGGGCTGATGCTGCAATTGCTGCTGATGAAGAGCAACGTCTTGCAGAGGAGCCCAATGAGCGCAAGCGTGGGTTCTTGCACATTCAAACGAGATTGAATCAAGCTGTCGATGCCAAAGAAATTTCACGCGAAGCCCGTGACTTAGCCACTTGGTTTATGGTGAACAACGAAGACCTTGTCAGCGACTTGGGCATATCTATTATTGGCAAAGGCAAGCCAGGTCAAGGTGGTCAATACGACGCCTATAAGCGGATCATGACGATTATTAAAAATGGCGGATCTGACTTAACAACAGTACATGAGATCTTGCATCATCTTGAACGCATGATGCCAACCAAGGTGCAGCAGGCTATCCGCAGGGCTTGGTCATCTCAGCTTGCCAAAGCCGCTAAAGCAGCTAAAACGCCGAATGAAAAGCTTTACTTTGCCGCCCTTATGGAGGCCCACTATGGCAACGGAAATATAGCCAATATAGAAGTACCCAAGGGCGCAGAAAAAGCTTACGAGCAAATAAAATCTTTATTAGAAGCACTTCAGAAAGGTGGGTCTAGTGAAGAATTTGCAATGGAAATGCTTAAGCTTGGCATGGTTCCAAGGAATCTTTACGAGTACTTTAACCCATCTGAGTTCTGGGCTGTCAATGGCTCCGACATTGTTAAGGCCCGTTTTGATGCCGTAAGAGGCGGGGTACTCGCAAGGCTAAAGAACTGGCTCAAAGAGCTAGGCCAGAAGATCAAGTCATTGTTCGGCTTAAAGTCTGACGCCTCCATCATCCGTGCGCTGGATAGCCTTGCAAAGTCCGATGGCAAGTTTGTCACCAACTACATGCTTGGAGCTGGTGATTACTACTCTATTCAAAACTATCAAGGCAATGCAGCTCCAACAGCTCTTTGGGATACGGTTGAGCCATCATTTACTGATGGTCTTATCTATCAAGTTGCAGATAAACAAGTAGACACCAAACGGGTAATTGAAAGAATTAACGAAAAAGTCGGCCAGATTGATGAGCGCCTGGATGCATACACAAAAGAGACTCTTTATCATGGGCGCTCCGCTGAGCGTATTAAAAATTTCCTAGAAGAAGATTTTCGGCCACTGCTTGAGCAAATGAAGGAGCAGGGAATAACTGTTGATGAGCTTGAGAAGTATCTTCATAATCGCCATGCAGAAGAACGTAACGAACAGATTAACAAAATTAATTTATCTCCAGATGTTCAGGATGTTGGCTCAGGAATTAAAACAACTGACGCTCAAGATTATTTGGCTAACTTACCAGCAGCAGAGAAGGCCAAGCTAGAGCGCTTTGCATCAAAAATTGATGACATCATTGAGGGGACTCAAGAGATGTTGGTTGATGGCGGTCTTGAGACTCAGGACACTATTGACCAATGGAATAAAACATATAAGCATTACGTCCCACTGCAGCGTGATGACCTGGACTTTGTTCATACTGGCTCTGGATATGTTGGCGGAGTAGGCACAAAAGGCGGCGCATCTAAGCGTGCGGTTGGCTCTGTTAAGCCGGTTAAGGATATTCTGTTAAACATTCCAACGCAAAG